TATCGTAAACTAAAAATTCATTGTTGTGCTTTTCTATGGAGATAGAAATCATTCGTTCTTGCTCTTGTTCTTCAGCTTGTGTATCTGACTCTAGATTGTTAATCAATTCTCTTAAGTGAATGATAGCAACTACCTGACGTGCTACCCATCCACAGAAAAATGCAATAACAGCAACTAAAAAGTAGTCCATATCTTCCTCACTTAAACTGGCACTGAGCCATAATCTCAGTCAGTGCTGCCATAATATTTAGTTCTTGGTCAGCGACGAACGCTGCCTTATATTGATAGTCAGCAAGGAACAGGATAAGTTGGGGAATGCTGGAAGGGTTAAGTGCTGCGTTGGCATGGTCATAGAACTGCCTAAACAAAGTTGCAGCATCGGCATCAGAGTTTTTAGCTACCCATGAACGAACAGCAGGAAAGTCTTTTTCCTTCATCAACTTGATAAGAGTTTTGAAAGACTCTTCAGACATGTTGACAAGAATGCCAGAATCAATCTTACCACCAACGGAATAACGCTGGAGTTCGTGTAGGATACGACGATAGTCAGGAAAGTGTTTTGTGATTAGCTCAGCAACAACTTTCTGATCGAACTCAATACCTTCTGCTGTTAAGATTTCTGAAGCACGACGGAAGAATGCAGAAGCAATCTTAGGTTTGTCGCTTGCTTCGATCTTGAAGTCGATGTTAACGCATCGTGAGTGCAGTGGTTCAAGGATTTTGTTTTTAAAGTTACATGTGAAGATGAATCGGCAGTTAGCAGAAAAGTCTTCCATGAATGCTCGTAGAGCAGGTTGAACAGATTCGGCATTCATGTAGTCTGCCTCATCAATAATAACTACCTTTTTAGCATCTGTCAGTGAAACAGTTGAAGCAAAAGAAGTGATCAATGTTCGCAGGGTTTCGATCTTACGACCTTCATCCGATCCGTTAATCACTAGAAACTCTGCACCGATCTCGTTACACAGTGCTTTTGCTACAGTAGTTTTACCTACACCAGCAGTACCAGAAAGCAAGAAGTGTGGGAGTTCTCCTTGTGCTACATACTGCTTGAATACCTTTTTAACGCTCTCTGGAAGAACGCATTCATCGATAGTTTTTGGGCGATACTTTTCAACCCAAAGAAATTGGTCGTCATTAATGTTCATAATCAATCCATAATAAAGGGGGAGTAGCACTCCCCATTAATCAAAACTCGAATGTAGAGTCTGCTTCAACGGCGACGTAGTATACCAAGTCGCTGCTAGTAGATTTAAAACGAGAGATCTTCTTACTGGAAATGCTAACAGCATAATCTCCTGGAAGCATCTTTAGGTTTTCTACCTTGAGGTTAACTTTGAAAGTTTTATCAGTGGTGCCAACTGGCTCGCTGAAAGAGTTACCAGTAGCATTTTTCTTATCGCCAACAACTGCAGTGATAGTGCTACCATCACCAACGATAGAAACATCAGGACTACGCAGAACAGATGCAGTTTTCTGGATCATGTTCAACATCTGGGATGTGATGCTAAAATTAACTTCAGCTTCAGGGAAGGTGATAGCCTTCTGTGGCGCAGTCAACACAGCAGCGTCTGCAGCGAAGAATTTAATCTTCATGCTACCTTGGCTGATAGAAACATACTTTTGTTGAAAGTCTAGATCTGGGTCATCGAACAAAGACATTGCGCCGAGGAATTCGTTCAAGTCATAGATACCGAAGTCAGGGAATGTTTCAGAAACAGTGGCGTCAGACATTACGTTCTTCTGAGCACTGATTGTTGACAGTTTATTACCAGATTTAAGAAGTAAGTTGGAATTGATTCCAGCGAAGTTCTTAAACAGGGCAACAGTTTCTTTACTAAGTTTCATTATTTCTCCTTGTCAAATGAATACATTACTATGTATAATAATTATGCCTGAAAAATGAATTTCAGGCAAATTATTTTTTAAGAATTTAGAACCTTGGCGCATGCATTCATTACTGCAGCAATACGTCCGATGTCTCGGAGATTCTCTACAGTGTAACCTTCTTTCTTCAAGGTTTCATAGTGTGCCTTTACGCAAAAGTGGCACTTGCCTACGATACTTGCAGCAAGAGAGAATGCTTCAAAGTTAGATTTAGTAGTTCCACCATGACTTGCGATGGCATTCATACGCAACTGTGCAGGTAGACCAGTGAGTGACGGATCGTCTGCCATCTCAACATATGGATACCATACATTGTTCTGTGCCATAATGCTTGCTGCAGCCATAGCAGATTCAGCGAATGTGGGGTTGTCTGCCAACAAAACTGATAGCAGTTTACCGTTACCAGTTGCAGCCAGCGCAGCTACGGCACAACCCATAGCTACATTAGGATCTAGCGTGCTACGCAAAAGGACAGAGTCCAAGTTTAGCTTGGTGTCCTTTGCGTATTCTGGCAACGCTTCTTTAACAGCGTCAACGAATGCCATTATAGAGTTTCTCCACCAACTGTGCGGTTACATGCGCACAGTTCACCAGTCTGCAACGCATCAAGGATACGCAAGGTTTCTTCAGGAGAACGACCAACATTAAGGTTGTTCACAGTAACGTGCTGGATAACATTATCTGGATCAACGATAAAAGTAGCACGGAGTGCAGCACCAGCAGGTACATAGAATACACCGAGTTGCTCGATCAAACTCAGATTGTATCCAGTCTCATCATTCCAACGCTGTGTGTCAGCAAACTGGATGTGTTTGATCTTACCCAAGTCAGCATGTGAACGCTGCCATGCCAGCTTACAGAATTCGTTATCTGTAGAACCAGTCAATAGAACTGCATCACGATCCGCAAAGTCTTGGAACAGTTTATCGTAAGCAACGATCTCAGTAGGACATACGAAAGTGAAGTCCTTGGGGTAGTATACAATGATCTTCCACTTGCCTTCAAAAGACTTTTCAGTGATATCGAAGAATTGGTCGCTTCCTGGATTAACACCAGTGACAACAAATGAATCGAGTTTATTTCCAACAGTCAACATAGTTTTTCCTTTTTATAAAATTATTTTGGCAGCATCAAAGATGTCATGTTACTTGGTACAACAATAGTCTGTACTTTACCGTTCTTAATACCTTCAGAGATATTGAGCGCAGCCTGAGCATTCATGAAAGCAATTGAGCTAGAACTGTTGTTAGCCAGAGCAGCCATTCGACGTGCTTCAGCTTCAGCAGTCTTCACTTCAACTTCTTTCTGCTTGAGTTCGTTCTTAGCACGAACCAATGCATTGGCGCTTTCGACAACAGAGTCTGCTGGTACAACATTACGAATCAATACTTGATTGATTACGATAGTACCATCCAACTTTTCTTCAGCGAGATTACGAACAATCTCTTCTTGAATAAACTTTTCCATCTCGCTACGATTGTCAGCCATGTCCAGTGCTTCATACTTACGAGCAGCTTTGTAGATAGCATTACGAGCATTCTGAACAATGTAGTTATACATCACGTAAGTATCACCTTTAAACTCAGCGTGGAATGCCTTGTTCTTGGTTGAATACAATTCAGCAACTTGCTGTGGGTTGATGTTATAAACAACTACGGCATCCAAGTCCTTCATAGTTGAGTTATCCTTTGCCACTGGAGTCATGTCATTGAGGGTGACATTAACATCCTTGATGGGGAATGTCAGCACATCGCCAATCAATACCTGATTAAAGGATCCAGGGAGCAGTTCGCCACTTTGAACCTGCTTGTCGAAACCAACACGAACACCAACCTCACCAGTTTCGATTCGAGTGCAGCCTGTAGCCAAAACAGCAGCAGCAACCAGAGCAGAGATTTTAAAAACGCTTTTCATATTATTTCCTTTAAAACATTACAACCATCAAAACCATACAAACAACCACAGTCAGGGCTAGGGCTACGCTATACGAAAATGTTTTAGCAACTTCCCATCTTTCTTTCCCACTCATCTTATTCAGGATTTCAATACCTGTATAAAAGATGATAAACAAACATACAAAAGTGATTAGCATTTTAATCATTTCTTTTTAGCCTTCCATGTATTAAATTCCTTAACGAGTTCTTCATGCTTTACAGCAGAGCAATGAAGAGTCCACTCACGAACGACATCTTTGTATGTAACTGTATCTTCTGTATGTACTGCTGGCTCAGATAAC